TTGATACTGCAACAACCCCATGAAAATTGATTTAAACAAATACCAAGAGTTTGTAGAAGCGGTTACTAGTCAAGCAAGTAATGACTTAACTACATTCCATGATACGATAGACCGATTAGATGCTAACTATGAACTAGACTTAGCAGACAATCAGATGAAGCATGGTCCTGATGTTAATATTCCATTATTAATTACAGCATGTTTTGGATTAGCAGCAGAAAGTGGTGAATTTATTGAAGTGCCCAAGAAGATCATTTTTCAGGGTAAAGCATTGACTGACGAGAATGTATTTCATATGAAACGTGAACTCGGTGACATTATGTGGTACTGGGTAAATGCATGTCGTGCGTTGAATCTTGAACCCAACGAAGTGATTGCTGAGAATATACGCAAGTTAGAGTCACGCTATCCCGGTGGAAAGTTTGACGCATTTTACAGCGAAAATCGTAAAGACGGCGACTTGTAATACACGAACCATAGTGTTACCTGATAAATAGTATTATTAGGTAACACTTATGTCAACATATCCAACCGCTTCTGTTCTTTCAACCCCGACCGGGTTAACTTTATCAGAGTTAAAAGAGGCACTATTCAGTAATCTTAGATATCGTCTTGGTGACGGGATGATTGATATTGAATTGGATCCTCAACATTACGAAGCAGCGTATAATTACGCTATCAAGGTCTATCGTCAACGGGCACAAGCCGCTACGGAAGAATCTTATATTCTAATGACCATTGAAAAGAATGTAGATACATATACTCTTCCTGCCGAGTTTATCAATGTAAGAAGTATTTTCCGTAGAACAATTGGTTTAGAAACTGGACCATCAAGCAGCAGCTTTGACCCATTCTCAAGTGCGATTCTAAATACCTATTTGCTTAACTATAACTATGCAGGTGGTATGGCAACATATGACTTTTATGCAGGTTATGTTGAGTTAGCAGCAAGAATGTTCGGCGGTTATGTAACATACACATTCAACCCAGTGTCCAAGATATTGCGTATTGTTCGTGATCCAAAAGGATCTGGGGAGCGTGTATTGATATGGGCTGACGTACAAAAGACAGAAGAAATATTACTACAAGATCCGGGCGCTGGAGTATGGATTGGTGACTTTATTTTAGCTAATCTTAAAGTTATGATTGGTGAAGCCCGTGAGAAGTTTGGGACTATCGCTGGTCCAGGTGGCGGTACAACATTGAATGGCACTGCTATGAAAGCAGAAGGCAAAGCTGGAATGGAATTGTTGATTGAAGAATTGAAGAAATATGTAGACTACAGTCAACCATTGACATGGGTACAGGGATAACCTAAACAGTTTATTTTGTGTTGCTCCTGTAGTATAATAAGTACTTCAGGAGCATTTTCATATATGATTATCGGAATCACCGGACTAATCGGGTCAGGCAAAGACACAATTGCTGACTATCTCACAACACATCACGGATTTAAACGAATCAGTTTCGCATCTAGCCTTAAAGATGCGATAGCAGTAATCTTTGGCTGGAACCGTGAATATCTAGAAGGCACGACAAAAGCCAGCAGAGTTTGGCGTGAACAGAAAGATGAATGGTGGAGCAATCGTTTGGGTATGGACATTACCCCACGATGGATACTACAATATTGGGGAACTGATGTATGTCGTAATTATTTTCATAATGATATCTGGGTAGCAAGTTTAGAGAACAAACTAATAAACACAAAAGAAGATGTTGTAATCACCGATTGTAGATTTTCAAATGAAGTAATCGCTATTAGAAATGCGGGTGGGATTGTACTCAGGGTAAAACGAGGTCCAGATCCAATATGGTATGATACTGCTGTAGCATATAATAGAGGATTGGGTGATAAAGCAGCACTTGAATATTTAAATATTCATGCCAGTGAATACAGTAGTGTAGGGTTAGACTATGACCATATAGTAGATAACAACGGAACCATTGACGAACTACACAATACTATGTACGGGATAATTAATAGTCAATCTGTAGATCACCTCGACGCCAAGTAACTTCTTTCTTTTTAACAACTTCTACGCAGTTTAAGCAGATACTGCGTAAATTAGTTTGTTCAATATGCTCTAAATTCCCGTCAACATGAAATACAGTTATCTGTGTTGGGAATAGACTCTTAAAGCCGCATAAATCACATGCAGTTTTTTTCTTGTATCCGCTGTTAGTCCAGTTAGCCTTCCTGGGCTTTAGTTTATTCTTTTTTCTTCCGCATTCATCACATGTGCTTCTATAATGTGTAATACCGTCACGTTTGTAATTTATGGCGGTGTAATTCTTATTACACTGTTTGCATATAGGTCTTTGTAGAAGCATATTATATTTAGTTGCCTTCGAAGGTACGGTAATACCGACTTTTTTGAATTTTTTACTAAATAATAGTATGCAAATAGGTTGTAAACCTCAAAATTTTACTAAAGGAAAAATAAAATGGCATTAACATCACCGGGCGTAGAAGTAACGATCATTGACCAGAGTCAATATTTACCAGCCCCAGGCGGCACTGTTCCGCTTATAATTTTCGCAACAGCACAGAATAAAGCTAATCCATCTGGTACGGGCGTTGCCGCTGGTACTACTGCGGCTAACGCAAATAAATTATATCAAATGACAAGTCAGAAAGATTTGGTAGATTTTTATGGTGTGCCTTTCTTCTATAACACAACTGCTGGTACCCCAATTCAAGGGTATGAATTAAATGAATATGGACTATTAGCAGCTTATTCATTATTGGGTGCTACTAATCGTTGCTATACCTTACGTGCTGACATTGATTTGTCAAGTTTAGTTGGTTCTGTTGGTCGTCCGTCAAGTGCTCCGACTAACGGTGACTATTGGTTAGATACTACTACTTCTACTTGGGGTATATTTGAATGGAACGCAACTACTGCTAGATTCACTAATAAAACTCCTATAGTTATAACTGATTCTGCTTATTTACTTAACGGAGCACCACTTAATAGTATAGGTAATATTGGTGACTATGCAATAAATGCTACAATTGAATACCCAAGTTTATACAACCAGTATTATTATAAAACTCCTTCTAATGTTTGGAGAACGCTGGCCGGTGCTGGTTGGGCAAGAGCATGGCCTACTGTACAGGGAACTAATTCTAGTCCTTCATTGACAGCCGCAGATACATTCAGCATTTCAATAGCAGGTGCTACTACACAAATTACTGTTCCGGCTGGCCCTAATAATACTGTAACAGGTGTTGCAGCAGCAATTAATGCAAAAGGATTTGGGTATCTAACAGCAGGTGTAACATCAGGTAAATTATGCATATATTCTTCACAGCCTAATCTAATAACGCCGAGTGCTGATGCATTAATAACAATCATTGATGACGGCGGAGCAGGAAATGATGTACTAAGTGAATTGGGAATAACAGCCGGTGATTATTATCAACCGGCAGTTTCAATTGGCAGTTCTTCAGAAATGCCATTATGGAGTGCTGGTCAAGATATGCCGCACCCAACTGGCTCAGTTTGGGTTAAGGTGGGTAGTTCTGGTCTAGGTGCTAATCCAGTTGTGTCTCAATATAGTATAGCTACTGGTTCATGGAGAGCCAAAAATGTTACATTGGCACCTAATGATTGGAGTGTAAATTCCATGATAGATTCTACCGGTGGGCAAGCAATACCGGCAGGAACAATATATGGGGCCTATACATATAATTCAAATCCGGTAGCAATTATGTATCCTACGTATTTGTATGAAAGAGCGGTTACAGGTCCTACTGTAGCGACAGGAACAGAAACTGATTTTACTATTAGTTTGTACAATAGTTTATCATCAGCAATTCTGTATGTTCAAACAAGTATCCCAAATAGTGATTCACTATCAAGTACATATGAAGTCACTATCCCTGACGGTTGCACCCCAACACAGTTTGTAACTGCATGGTCAGCAGCAAATATTGAGTATACAGTTGCATCAGTAACTGCGACCGGATCTGTGTTGTTGTCTCACACAGAGGGTGGTGAAATAGTTATGTCTGATAACATTCAAACTGCAGGAGCCAATCAAGGTTTTTCTGCTGGAATATTAACAGGTGCAGGATTTGTTGCAAATGAAACTGCATATTGCAAATGGGCACAAGACGGAGCCGAAAGCTATTTTAATGTAACACAATCTGCTACTTCAGGAACTGGTATTAATGCTGTTATAAATGTAAATGTTTTAAATGGAATTTATATATTAGACGGTGTTGGTACTCCAGGAACAGGATATGCAGTAGGAAATACTATAACAATTCCTGGCGCTTCTTTGGGAGGTACTACTCCGGCAAACAATTTAATAGTGCGTGTAGCTTCTATTAACGGAAGCGGTGGTGTAACAAGCATTGCTTACGTATCTGGGGCTACAAATCCATTGTATTGGGTGGGTGTACAGATTAGTAATTGGGTGGGATTAACATTCACTGCTAACGAAGGCGCTCCAGTAGGAGCACCAGCTAATGGTCAAAATTGGTTCTGGAGTGTTGTTGATCAAGTTGATATCATGGTTCAATCTGGTGGTCAATGGAACGGATATGCCAATATTGGTTATGATAGTTCTGGCTTCCCATCACCGTCAGCAACCCCTGGTTTAACTGATCCAAACGGACCAATTGTTGCTGCTACTGAGCCAACAACTCAAAGTGATGGTACAACAGCATTGGCATACGGTGATTTATGGATTGATACTACTGATTTAGAAATGTATCCAGTTATTAGTCGTTGGCAAAGTGTATCTGGAGTAGATCAATGGGTATTAATAGATAATGCTGACCAAACAGATAGTAAGGGTGTATTGTTTGCTGATGCACGTTGGGCAACCAATGGTGATACAAATATTGTTAATGATCCTATTCCAACTATTGTTAGTTTGTTAGCTAGTGATTACTTAGATTTAGACGCACCTAGTCCATCATTATATCCAACAGGTATGTTGTTGTTCAACACACGCCGTTCAGGTTACAATGTTAAATCATATCAATCTAACTATTTTACAAGTACTAAATATCCTGATCAGACAATACCATTAGAACAAGCCACATGGTTAAGCGAAAGTGGTTTAAAATCTAACGGTAGTCCATATATGGGCCGTCAGGCACAACGTATTATGGTTGTAAAATCACTACGTTCAGCAGTTGATACTAACTATGACATTCGTGATGAAGATAACTTCTTCAACTTAATGGCTACACCTAACTATCCAGAATTACAACCTAACATGGTCGTATTGAATGCAGATCGCGGTGAAACAGGTTATATCATCGGTGATACACCAATGAGATTGCCATCTGATGCTACAGCAATTCAAGCATGGGCAAATAATACCGCAGGCGCAACTGCAACCGGCGAAGAAGGTTTAGTAACACGTAATACATACTTAGGCTTGTTCTATCCAAGTGGTATTACAAGCGACCTAAGTGGTAACTTAGTTGCTGTTCCCCCAAGTCATATGATGTTGCGTACATTTATCAGAAATGATCAAATTGCTTATCCTTGGTTAGCAGCAGCCGGTACACGTAGAGGTAATATTGACAATGCTACAAACATTGGTTATATTGACAACGCAACGGGTGAGTTTGTAACTACTAAAACACGTATTGGTATTCGTGATGTGTTGTATATCAACTTTATTAACCCATTAGTATTCTTTACTGGTATTGGATTACTAAATTACGGTAATAAGACAAGTTTTGACAGTTCTAGCGCATTAGATAGAACTAACGTTGCACGACTTGTTGCTTATATACGTAGACAGTTGACATTGGCAGCAAGACCATTCGTCTTTGAACCAAACGATGCGTTGACACGTAATCAAATCGCAGGCGTTATTCAAACATTGATGGTAGATTTGGTTGCTAAACGCGGTATCTATGACTACTTGGTAATTTGTGACGAAAGTAACAATACCCCAGCTAGAATAGATAGAAATGAACTTTGGGTTGATGTTGCGATTGAGCCAGTTAAGGCAGCTGAATTCATCTACGTTCCGGTTCGTGTTCTAAATACAGGTGAGATAGCAGCATTATAATAAGCTAGGATAACCCCGAAAGGGGTTATCTGTTTATTTAAGATAAATAAGATTAACAGGAGATATATAAAATGGCAACAGCCTCACAATCATTGTTCAACATGACAGTAGCATCTGATAATGCCGGTGGCAATCAGGGCTTACTAATGCCAAAACTACAATTCAGATTCAGAGTAAACTTTTTGAATTTTGGAACAGACACAAGCACAGTAGAATTAACAAAACAAGTTATTGATTGCGCTAGACCGCAAGTACAGTTCCAAGAAATTACTATACCAATATACAACTCAACAATGTATTTGGCTGGCAAAGCAACATGGCAAACACTGGCAATCAATATTCGTGACGATGCATCAAACAGTGTATCTAAGTTAGTTGGTCAACAACTACAGAAGCAAATGGACTTTGTTGAGCAAGCAAGTGCTGCATCTGGTCAAGACTATAAGTTTCAAACTAATATTGAAATTTTAGACGGTGGTAACGGTACAAATGCTCCTATAGTTTTAGAGACATGGGAACTATATGGATGTTTCTTACAATCAGCTAACTACAATACATTGAATTATGCAACTAACGAAGCAGTAACGATTGCATTAACATTACGTTATGATAACGCAATTCAATCTCCAATTGGTTCTGGAGTTGGTGCTACTATCGGTAGAACAGCTGGTTCAATTGCTACTGGTATCGGTGGTTCTTTATAATAAGAACTACACTTAACAAAATCTAAGCTATGGCTGGATTTTTTCAAGACTTACTACAGGGCGCTGCCGGAACATTTTTCGGCAGCGATTTCCTACGTGATTACACCCATGCTAGTAAGACATTTAGACCCAATGCATATCAAAATGCACCTAAGTTTAAGTTTTTATTTCATGTATATTTTGATATAAATCCAGAGGCATATCCAGGAGCAAGTTCTTTTAATTATGGCTTAATGGTAAAAACCGTAAAACTACCTAGTTATACATTTAATACTGTTGAATTAAATCAATATAATCGTAAACGTCTTGTACAAACAAAAATCAAATATGATAATGTAGATATTACTTTCCACGATGACAATGGCAATGCTATTAGATCAATGTGGAAAGCATATTACAATTATTATTATGCAGATGGTAGAAAACCTAAAGTAGAATTTGCAGGAGCAAGAGGTGGAAACCCAGCAGCACAAGCAAACGCTGGCGGCGGCGTATCTACTGCTAGTGATGCTACTTATAACTCACGTACACAATATCAGCCTTCAATAACTGGCAATGATGATTGGGGATATGTAGGAGAAACAGCTAATCCAACTGGGCAAAAAATACCTTTCTTTAAAAATATAACTATATTTGGATTTAATCAACATAATTTTGCTGCTTATACTTTGGTAAATCCATTGATAACTAGATTTAGTCATGATACGTATGATTATAATCAAGGCACCGGAACTATGGAAATGCAAATGACATTAGATTATGAAACCGTAGTTTATAATGAAGGCGCGGTTGATGGCAAATCTCCTGATAACATTGTCACTGGATTTGGATCAGATGCCAATTATGACAGAACATTAAGTCCTATAGCTAGACCAGGATCAAATAAAAATATATTAGGTCAAGGTGGATTAGTCGATGGCGTGGGGGGAGCAATTAGTGCATTGTCTAATGGAAATATATTAGGTGCTGTTCAGGCAGCCGGAACTACATATAACACATTTAAAAATGTTAATCTATCTAAACTAGCAACTACTGAAGTCACAAATGCTGCAATAAATTATGTAGGGCAAACACCAAACAGAAATATAATTACTTCAATTCCCGTGTTTGGCGGCTCAGGTGGTTCAGGATATAGCGCACAAGGATCAACTGTACCTAATGCAGGTACAGCATCTCCTGCTTCTGTTGGTACTAATCCTTATCCCGGACAACAACTTCCAAACGGACCGTCTGGTCCCCGCGGAAGATAAAGAAAGTTAAATAATGCCACAAATTTTAGATAACCGCACATCTTTAGATCAAACCGTTAGAATTTTTGATTCTTTTTATTCATTCAACACTATAATTAATGGTGCTGAGTATGACATAGTTCGTTCATATTTTGTATCTATTTGTGATACTGTCAATATTGCAGATAACTTCACTGCTGTTTTTTTTAGAATAGCACAAGAAACAGGAATACCTGCATTAGATTTGTTGGATCAACTTAAAGGTAAGAAAAAAATGGAAATGAATCAAACTCTTGCTTATTATCTTAACAGTTTTAAAAGTAAAACAACATTGTATGGTATATCTATTATACCAAGACCAAATCTTCCTGTAGCACGTAACATTGTGCAATAAGTATGGCTAACTATGCACAAGGTATATATACTCCCAAAAACCCACACAAATATGTAGGGAAACATAACCCTAAATATAGATCAGGATGGGAGTTAACATTCATGACCTTCTGTGATACGCATAAAAATGTAACACATTGGGCTAGTGAATCAATGTCTATCCCATATCGTAGCCCATTAGATGGCAAAGTTCATAAATACATACCAGACTTTTTTGTTGTTTATCAAAACAAGTTTGGGAAAGCAATTGCTGAGGTTGTAGAGATTAAACCAAAAAAACAAAGTCTTATTGAAAGCCGTGCAGCAAGTGCAAGAGATAGGGCGGTTGTTGCTGTAAATCATGCTAAGTGGGCAGCGGCCACTGCATATTGTAAAATGCAAGGGTTTTCTTTTAGAGTCATAACTGAGGATGACCTTTTTAGAAACGGGTCACGAAAGTAACTAAATACTTTTATGACAAAAAAGCTAGAAGAACTCTTTGAACTTCCCCAAAATGAAATAGAAAGTTTGGCAAAACCAACGCCAGAAAATGCTCAGGAAATTACTACTGAAGCATTAGACAGTCTATCAAAAATAGAACAAGCATTGCCCCAAGTACGTGGATTAGAAGCCGCAGATGATGAGATGGATAGTCTTGCTACACTAGCACAAGATAGCTATAAAGACTTGATGGATTTGGGGATGCAAGTTGATAGTAGATATGCCAGTGAGATATTCAATGTTGCTGGAACTATGCTTGGCCATGCTATTACTGCAAAGACTGCTAAACTAAATAAGAAGTTAAAGATGATTGATTTACAATTGAAGAAAGCGCAATTGGATCAAAAAGCAGCTTCAAAAGAAGAACAGATAGAAGCGACTCCGTTGGGTGAGGGCAGATCACTTGACCGAAACGAATTGCTTAAGATGTTGGCAGCGAAATCCGACTAAAAAGATAAATAATATATACAGGAATAAAAAATGCGAAGCCTCAAACAACATATTATGGAAAGTATACATACTTACAAGTATACTATCAAAATTGCCGGCACCATTGACAAAGACTTTTTAGATATGTTTAAATACAATCTAACCAAGTTTGACCCAGTGGAAATCAGTGAGCCAAAAAGTACACCGATACAAAAAACACCATACGGATTTCCTAATTTAGAGAACGAAAGCGTAACATTGATTAAAGTTGAGTTTAGATACCCAGCTACAGAGCCAATGGTACAACAACTTGCTCAACTATTAGGTTATAATGTTAACATGGTCAGAATGATAGCAACTCATTTTGATGATAGCATTGATAGTGAAATGGCTGGCTATGAAAATGAAATGAAAGATAGCCCATTGCTTGATAAAGAAAAAATGGGTGAGCAACCCGGCGCCAAAGAAGCAAGTAAAGCATATGGTGATTCATATTTACAGTCAATCAAAGACCAAGCTAAAGAGTCTAAGATTGATATTCCATATGCAGGAACAAGAACAAAAGATGCGTTTGATCCGTTCAAGCCATATTTAGATGATAAGAAGTTGGGTGATAAGAGCCCAATGAGTACTATAAAGATGCCACCTAAGCCAAAGACTGGCGCAGCATATAACCGTTAAGGAAAAGAAAATGGATATTAGAGATATATTAAAATCATTCGACCAATTATCAGAAGCAACAACCACTACTGATAAAGGTACAGTTCATAAATCAGAGCCAGGTGGATATGGAAACAAACACGGATCAGAAGATGTTACCGATCAGTATGGTAAGCCAGTTGGTCGTATGAGTCTAGGAAAACTTGGTGCTCAAAATGAGCCAAAGCGTGGCAAAGGTCGTCCACCAAATCCTGACAAAGCAAAAGAGTATGATAGCACAGCATTAAACAAAGCAATGGGAATAGGTAAAGCACCTAAACCAAGTGGCAAGCCTAGCGTTAAGCATAGTTTAAAAGAATACTTTGACCAAATGGATGAAGCGTTAAGTGAAGCAGGTTTAGCAGTACAACCAATGCCAGCTACACCACAACAGAAGCAGCAACAACAGATGGCAGCAAAACCATCGTTTATGATTAAAGATCCTGCTAATCCTAACATGCCAGCAATCACTACACAAGATCCAGCAGTAGTACAAGCAGCAAAGAATGGTACAATGTCAATGCAGAAGCCTGGCGCAGCTCCTACAGCACCTGGTGCTACACCAGCTACAGGCGCAGGTTCACAAGTTAAGACAATGGAAGAAGATGGTGAGAATTGGATCAAAGGTGCTATTAAGCATCCAGGTGCTTTCACTAAGAAAGCATCATCACATGGTATGACACCAAAAGAATTTGCTAATAAAGTATTAGCACACAAGAAAGATTATCCTGCCAAGACAGAAAAGCAAGCACAACTTGCTAAGACATTAGGTAAGATG